CATCCTTCTTCTAGATACACTACTTCGCTAGAAATGTCAACAATTCTTGGATTGAATACACCAATAATATTCTCGGCTCTCATCACAAAAGCTCGATAGGGAAGACCTACCTGTGGAGCGGCAAGACCAAGACCGTCGTTCTCTCTCATGGTCTCAGCAAGATCATTATAGAGTTCTACGGGATTAATTGGCGGGTTTGTAAAGTCGAAGTTCTCAGTCTTCTGTTTGAGAATTGGATCATTACAATCTACGAGTTCACGAATCATGCTGCCATCCTACTAAAGTTTTTGTGCTTTTCAAACTTGATTACTGAGTGGAACTTGTCATAGAGCTGATCGCCCTTATGACTAATCACAAACGTGTTCGTATCCTGAGTCAAGCCTTCCAGGATCTTCATGAATTCTTCTGTTCCTCCGACGTCAAGCGACGAGTCGAAGACTTCATCCATGATGAGAAGGTTGGTCGAAGCAGAATTACGGAGCTTAGCAATAGCCCGCCAGGTAAACATAAGGCTAAGATCAATGCGCATTTTTTCTCCCTCGGAGAAAGAGGCATAGCTGAAATCGTCTCTGTAACGCGATCGTATAGTTTCATTAAAGTTCTCATCCAATTCAAACTGGACAAAGAAGTCCATGGCTGCAAGGTACTTGTTGATTAGTTTGTTCATCACCGGAACATACTGCTTGATGATCTTAGTCTTGATGCCTGTGTCCTTCAACAGAACACCTGCAACTTCGAGTACCTGACGATGGTGAGTCAGTTCTTCTTTACGAGTCTTTGACTTGGTCAGATCTTTCTTGAATTGATCAATGTCATCGTTACCGCTGTCGATCGCTCGAGTGTTGTTACGGATCGATTCGATCTCGGCGTTCAGAGTCTTGATCGAGTTCTGCCACGAACGAATGTCTGCATTGTGTCCAGTGATCTGTGTATTCAGAGACGTGATCTGAGAGTTGATCGAAGCAATTTCGTTGAGACGGCTTTCGAGACCTTCCATTTGCCGCTCGATCTGAGCCATGGCTTCTGTGATGCTTTCAGTCTTTGAGACTCTGTTGTCGATCCATTCTTTCTTAAAATCATGATCGATACCTTGCCTACATGTTGGGCAATTGTCATGATCATGGAAGAACGAGATCTCTTTGTTGAACTTGCGAATCTTGGTTTCGAGTTCAGACTCCATTTGTAGAAGCTTGGCTTTGCGCTTGCTCACCTTGTCATGATCTTCAATCTCTGCTGATAGAGTTGAGATGCGAGTAGCCAGTTCTTCAATAGAAGCTTCAGTGGTAGAGATACGATCTTCAAGCTCGACAACCATTTCCTGCTTAGCTTTGATCAGATCATCATTGTTCGTACGAAGAGAGATGATATGCTTCTCAGCCAGTTCGATCTTGTTCTCGATCAGAGTAATCTTATGATCAGTCTCATTGATCTCATTACGATTCTCGATAATCTTTTCTTTCAGAAGTGTGTTCATCGTGCTGAAGATCTGAATATCCAATAGGTCTTCAATCACTTCTCGACGTGCGTGTGCAGGAAGCTGCATAAAGGGCAGATAGTTTGCAGAACCTAGAACTACGATCTGGCCGAAAGATTTGAAACTTAGTTTCAGGATCTGCTTCTCAAATAGATCTTGATAATCTTTTACAGACGAGTTCTGGTTAATAAGTACACTATTTTGGTAAATCTCGAAGAGATGTGGTTTCATACCCCTTCGCACAAGAAAATCATTTTTTCCGATAGAGAACTCACATTCTACGAGAAGTCCCTTATTCGTGATAGAATTCATCAATTGTGGCTTATTGATGTTGCGGAAAGGTTTGCCATATAAAGCAAACACCAGCGCATCCAGAATCGTGGACTTGCCGGCTCCATTTTCACCAACGATCAATGTTGACTTACTACGATCCAGCTGGATCTCTGTCATCTGGTTACCAGTCGACAGAAGGTTCTGCCAACGAAGCTTTTTAAAGTAAATCATTTATTTCCCGTCATCCGCTAATTCTAAGTCACGATGCATATAACCTTCTTTGTATGCTGCTTGAATCCACTGGATTATTCTCTTGTAACCACCATGTTCGATATCACTCAATAGGCGCTCTGATCGAAGGCTATGTCCCTCATATTCGTGCAGCCACTCGTAGAGTTTACCTGGCCAGCTATATGGATCATTTTCTGTCATAATTACTCCACACTTAAAGCTTCACTATACAATGTACGTAGAAAATTGTCAAGGCGTTTCTTATCTACCGGTGTTTCCCACTGGTCGACTACCTTGGTCAAGATTGTGAGCGTATCTTCTGCTTCATTGACAATGTCACTGTCATCTTCCAATTGAAGATTGAGATTGTCTTCGACCACCTGAATATCAAGAGCACCTGCCTTTTCGAGTCTGTCAATATATGTATCGAACCAGAAAGGGTTGTTCTTGTTCTTGACGATTACCTTGACGTAAGATCCCTTAGCGGCTTCAAAATCGAATCCATTGATGGTATCGAATCCAGCCCACTTGGCATCGTCGTAGAACCACTTTTGAAACATTGTGTAGGGGTTTTGGATGAACTGCAATTCTCGAGTTTCTGTGTCGAATACATGAAAGCCGCGTGGATCATCAAAATCAGACCAAGACATTTCATACGGTGCGCCAAGATAGTTGATATTACCCCGCGTGGATTTATGGTGAAAATGGCCAGAACAAACGAGATCAAACTTATTGAAAATGCTAGTAGATAGACCATGATCGTTTACGGCTCCTCGGTACATTTCAAAACCGGCGATTTCGAGATGCCCAAAAAGGATCTGCGCGTCAGTTTCTTCGATAAATTGCATCGACTCATCGTAGTTACCTGAGCAGACCCACGGGAGGACTGCAATATCAGTACCACCAAGGTTAACAACAGAAGGTCCTTCATACCATTTCAATCCTTTATACTCTGTATGATCGTAAAGTTCACGCATACAGTTCACTTCATTGGTATTCTTATAAGTCGTATCATGATTACCAATAATAACATGAATATCGATGTTCTCAGCAGAACACTTATCCATGAAGTTACGCAAGTGTCTCGCCGTCACGAAGTTGATGTACTTGCGACGGTCGCAGATATCTCCTAAGTGAAAGATAGTCTTGATGCCGTTTTCTTCGAGATACGGAAAGAAGTAATCATAATAAAACCGATTGAAGTAATCTGCAAAAGCTACAGAGTCGCCACGTGCACCCCAGTGAGTGTCGGTAATCAGAGCAATTTTCATTTAAACCTTCTTGACTTTCTTATCATATTCACGCAGGCACTTGTCACAGAAGTCACGAATGTTCTGCAGGTTCATCATATAGTTATGACGAACAGTCATTGAATTACTCGGGTTCAGCATGTTTTCTCTGTACTGTTCGAGTAGCGGTGGAATATTTAGATTACTCATCTTCATCCTCGATAAATTTCTCTACGCCCTTCTTGGGCTTCTTGACTACAGGGTTCTTAGCTTCAAATTTTTCAACGAGCTCACCCAACTTTTCGTTCACATTAATATATACAGCAGCAAACTGAGATCGATCTTCAGGCGCCATGTCGACAAGAGTATTCATCACCATAGAGTTTTCGAAGCTCTTGTGCTTTATGTATAATTGCTTCTTTTCTTTTTCGATTCTACGCAAGAATGCATTGTATACGATCTGAGTAAAGTATGCAAATGGATTGTTAGTCTTCTCTGGATTGAAGTTATGAAGATAGCGTAAGCAGTTTTCAATCGCATCGCCAATCATCTCTTCTTTGTAAGAGTAACCAACAAAGTTTGGTCGAGTTGCCAGACGCTGAGCAATCAGCATGATACACTTGCCAACATAGGTTGGTACAGCTGGACGTTCTTCACCGAGACGTTTCGACTCTTGAAATGCAGTATGGTACTTTACCATCTCTGTATAGAAGAGCTTATTATCGATGTAGTGATTCGACTTCTTTTTCTTTGGGATGCTTTCCATTATAACCTCAATTCAATTTTGACTTAGCTGGCTTCATCATATCCATTAGTTTCTGATATCGCTTTTCAGCCTGATTCATTTCGTGTAGAGCTTCGTTTACAACATCGTCTGCCATCTTCTTGTCGTGCAGACCAACCAGTCTTTCGTAATAAGTACACATCGGCTTAGAGACTGGAAAATCAAATACTACTTTGTTCTTATTGACTACTATATAATCAGATGTTGAAAATGTCAACACGTTTGTGAGCTTAGATCCAATAGATCCCTCTTCATTGATAGCATCAACAATATAGAATGGATCAACCACCTTATAAGAATCGGAGAGATCTTCAACCTCTCCGATGATCTGTTCACCATTCATTAAGTTCAGAATCCGAATCATTATAACCTCACGTTGTAAATTTCGTAATCAAATTGTTCTGCGTCATAGATCTTAGTTCGTTCTAAGAAATGTTTGAGTGTAAAGTTCTGATAAGCTTTATAAGATAGATCATCTACGATATCATACAGAACTGCGCCGTGTTCTTGTTTCTCTTCATGGAGTCGAAGCATACGACCAATCGACTGTAGAACTTTAATCTTAGACTTAGACGGAGAAGCTGCAATCATATGATGGAGGCGATTGATACTCACACCAGTGGATGTAGTACCTAATGAAGCCAGCAGGATTGCGTTCTCTTCTTCCTCTATCGCTTTTCGAATCGCTTCGCGATTATCACCACTAACAGAGCCATCAATGTAAAACACGTTATGATCTGTACTTCTTGTGATGAGATCATAGAGTGTTTTTCCATGATCCACAATTCTAAAGAAAACAAGCTTATTCCCCTTTAGCGAGAGTCCGAGGTTCTTGATGAACTTGTTCCGAGACTCGTTGCTGATGAGGAAATCAATTTCTTCTTGATATGATTTACCTCTAATGCTTTTGCTGGTAAGCTCGTCGTATTTGAGGACGATACACTTGATTTTGAGCTTGGCAACGTATCCTTGGTCCATGAGTTCTTTTGTGCTGACTGCTTTGTATTTTGGACCAAAGAGCCCTTCAATTGTGGCTTCGTTAAGGGGTGAGCCATCAAGGGTGCCAGTAGTGCCAAAGCGATATTGGCAGCTAGTAAGACTGCTAAGAATTTGTATAAGTGAGGTAGCTTTTGCACCATGTGCCTCATCTCCAAAAACAACACCGAACTGTTGATACCATGGCTTGAGCATCTTGCTCTTACCGTTATTCAGCGACTGCCATGTTGTAATGACTAGATCTGCTGGAATATCATTTGATCTATTTATTCCTTCTGTAGAACAATGGATCTTGCCAGTGTATCCATAGTCTCGAAAGTCGCTTTCCATCTGATTTACAAGACCAATGGTAGGAACAATGATCAGACCTTTATGTCCGAACTGTTGATACCATCTCATGATCACATAGATCATAAAAGACTTACCAGAAGAAGTAGGACTGACAAGTGTTCTACGTGTAGATCTGAGACACTTCAGAATCGAGTCAAACTGATAATCTCGTTGCTGGTATTTTTCAGGAATGTTGAGTGAATCGATAAACTCTTTCAGCTCATGCTCAGAAATATTCTCGTAAAGTAGCTCATCATCAAACGAGAAGTTATAACCACGAGCATCGCAAAACTTCTTGATTCTCTGAGCAAGTCCAGCATAACAAGTACCAGACAAATTGTTGATCAGTCGAATCTTACCATCCCAGACTCGTGCTCGATACTTGGGATTAAACTTATAGCCATCTGCAAAGAATGTAAATTGGTCCGACAACTCCATGATTGTCGAAGGCTCTGCGCATACTTTTACATGTACTCTATCTATGAACTTTAGGTGGACATCACTCATTAAATACCAACTTTGAACTTCTCCCAATCAATAGCAGACTTAATGTTAAAGCCACGGTTCGTGAGAGACTTAATAATGGACTCAAGAAGCTCAAGCTTCTCCTGTTGAATGCCGATCTTGAGTGTAAGATTAATCACTTCATTATCAGCATCAACATAATTATTCACGTCCGAACGAAGGATCTTACCCTGAGGTGGTAGTTGCCAACCCTTGGCATGAGTCTCTTCAGTCGGTCCCATAGTAAAGAACTCGTGTTTGGCAAGCTTCAATTGCTTGAGCTCAGCCTCGTACTTACGAAGAATCAATCGTTCATTCGTAAAGATCTTAAAATACTTATGATGGAGCTTGGGAATGCGCAGAACTTCGTCGCCGAGCTCTGAACGATCGATGCGGGAATCCTGTTCCCATTCGGTAAAGATATCTTCTAGTTTCATAGTATAGTTCTATCACAGATTACAAAAAATGTCAACCAATCATTTCAATATCATATCTTAGGTATCGAAAGTCTGCAGTGCACTGAATGTAGTTGACATCGGTGTCAGTTGTGTTAAATTCTAAATCACCGAGTGAAGTTGGAAATGCGTCGTGGAAGTGCACTCGAATATTTGGACGCATAGAACTATTCATAATCAAAATAGTAATATCTGAGAGAACACCAAGAGGATCTCCTGGAGATTGTTGTTGTAAAGCTTTATATTGATCAAAGCTTACTGGTGAACCAAGACCTACCATCCAGTTATGAATTTCAAGATAGTCATCCATATCTTCACCTACTCTAAAAGTAATTGAAAGTGGATTATAAGTCAGACCATCTGAGTTTGGAATTCTTACAAATGGAGTTGGAAGATCGATCTCACCGAGCTGTAGGCCAGGAATACGTACTTCTTGTACATGAAAGCTCAAGTTAGGAGCACGCGCAAGAACAAACTTAAATCCTAGTGGAGATAGAAAGTTCTTATTTGCTGGAGTGTTGATAGCAGACATAGCATTCCTTAAAGGCTTAATCTCATTATACCATAGCTATTTATAATGTCAACAGATAAAAAGAAGGGGGACCTTTCGATCCCCCTTCCAGTTCCGGTTGGTTTACCCCAACTCTTATGATTACATAAGGTTCGAGATAAGAACGCGACGGTAGTACTTGTTCGAATCCTGCTCAAGAGTTGCAGTTGCGTCAGCAGCTGTTGTACCCTTAGCGAATGGATTTGGAGCCATGCCGTAGCGTGTCTTGAAGCCGATCTTTGGCTGGAATGAGCCTGGATCAACTGCACGAACCATCTGTAGTGGAACGTATGGGCAGTAGAACAGACCAGCGTCATATGGGTTCGAACCCTTATAACCAACTACCAGGTAGTTTGTGCCAGCATATGGATCGATGTAAACCTTGATGCGTCCGTTGATAACACCAGCAAATGTGTTGCCTGTGTCGTCAATGTTCAGCGAGTTTGTGTTCAGAGCTGGAGCATAGTCCAGAACACCAGCCATCTGAAGTGCCGAAGCTACGTCCGACGAACAGATGATGATGTTACCCTTACCACGACGAGTTTGCTTAGCAATCTGGTTGCATTCACGCTCGATTTGGAACAGGAGACCCTTGAACTTTTCAACCATCCAACGACCGTTTGAATCGGTGTCGAGGTCGAAGAAACCAGCTGTTGTTGTGCCGTCAGCAGCACCGCGCTCAGCAGTGATAATGATCGAACGAACAACTTCGCGGTTGATTTCTGCAAGAATTTCAGCTGACAGAATGTTTGAAAGTTCTGTTTCAGCGTCAAGGCCGTGAATTGCCTTCAGATCCTGTGCAAGTTCTAGAGTGTATTCTGCCTTCAGAGCGCGAGTCTTAGCAGCAACAGTTACCTTCTCGATCGAGAAGCCCATTTCTGGGAAAACGTATGTGCTGTTAGCGCCAAGAAGTTCACCCGAACCAAGCAGAAGACCCATTGTGTAGTTATAGGTCGAGTTGCCTGCGTTGTTCGAAGCGCCTGGAGCTGTACCAACAGTGTTAGCACCAACTGCAGTTGCAGAACCAGCACCTGTGTTAGCTGCAGAAACGCCTGCACCTAGACGTGAAGAGTGGCCTGTGTTTGCTTCGTTGTAGAATGCTTCATCGCCAAGAGCTGTCGAGTTAGCATACTTCGAACGCATTGCGAAGATAAGACCGGTTGGGCCCGACATTGGCTGAACGCCGCAGATGTCGTAAGCGATCAGGTTTGGCATCGAACGACGAACCAGCGAGATAAGTACTGGGTCGAAGTTTGCAGCGTTACCTGCTGTGTTGATGTGTGTAGCTTCACCAAGAAGGTGTTGCTGACCACCCTGAGCAGCCGACTCACGAAGAGCTTGCTCAGTGTTTTCTAGAATTTGTGCGGTTACGTAACGCTTGTGTGCGCTACCGATCTCTGGGAGATCAGTGTGCTCAAGCACTGGCTTCCACTTGTTTTGTAGTTCCTCAGCTAACATTTTATTCTCCCTTTACCTTTCTGGGCATTTGGTA